TTACTCCTCCTTTACTTCCGGGATGCCCGCTACGCTGGTGAGCAGCGATACTAAACCGGCCACAACCGATGCTGATACGACCATACGCCAATCAACCGCTGATACGAATGCTGCGGTGCCGATCGTGGCAATCGCGGTCTGTGCCATTGTTTTGATTGCACGGATACCTGCGGCTTTTATCCATTTTTCTGTGCTTACGCTTGGTTTTAATACACAATTCTTTAACATATTACTCTCCTTCCTGTGGCTCCGTTGGCAGAGCCATCAATGCGTTATATAGTTGTGTTCCCACTCCGTTCCCGTGCAAAGCGTGATATTGCTGGTACTCGTCCTCTAAGGACTGTTTTACATATACTGGACAATATCCGAGATCATCATGGTATTTGTTATACAAACGAATCAGATCGGCACGAAGCAATGCCCTGACTCCTTTGCGTGTGGCGATTACCTGCTTATATAAGCAAACTGTCACGCCCGCTAATGTGGTTAATAATTGCCAGTTATTTGACAAAAATTCAATCATATGTATTCCCTTCTTTATTATTATGCTTTAAGTATAACGCCCGTTCGGGTTGTGTTTGTACCAAGTTTCCATGAAACAGCAATTTGTCTGATTTAAGCGGCAGTTTAGAGAATGATATAAATGCATTGAATCCATCTGCTAAAATTAAACTATACACTAAGTTTTCCATCGGAAAACTTGGCGCTGGTTGGTATAGAATTGCAGAAGCTGTTTTTATGGGCGACGCTGCGTCAAAAGGTGCGGCATCGACGTTTATAGAGATCATGCTAAGACAAACGTGGAACATTCAAGTCGGATGTTTTCACAAAGTAAAAATAGTTCTTGTACATTCTGACAAAGCCAAAATTTCTAGTTCGGGTATTGGAACTTTAAATTTAACAAAAGTTAGAGTTGTTAGAAAATCTAGCATTTTATATTTTGACATATTCAGTCGTGGGTATGATAATGAAACACAGACGCTATTGAATATCCCATTCACCGCATATATTACATCTGCAAAAGCTTATAGCGATGTTAAAATTGTTCCAGAAACGACTGATGGAGAAGTAGTTGTGTGTAGTGTTGACCTGGCAAATAATATATAAAATCATGAATCTTTGATAATCGTAAGCCATCCACTAGTCACATTGTTACTATTACCAATGGGCTATATGATGTTTTACAGTATACTAAATGAAATATACCACTCATCTTTTGCCTATATAAGTGGAATTAGGTAAGTGACATAACTGGCTGTATTCCATGCAATATTAAAAGTTCCAGTTGTTTTGTCGACAGATGAAAAGGTAACTTTCCAGTTGGCTAAAGTATCGCTAATTTTAGTGTAACTAAAAACATATGATGTAGAATTAACAAAATATATTGCTGCCCCTAATGAACCACCTTGATACAAGACGATAAACGCAGCCCCAAGATATGAGATTTCCACACCTTTATCTGAATTATCATATCTTATTTTATCAATTTTTTTATTTAAATTGCTGTTTGTTCTACGCAACTTTAAGATACGCCGCTTTTACTGATTCTTTGTTCACGTTGCAATAGATCATAGTTGTATCTATCTTGCTATGACCTAAAATTGCCTGTATATATTGTATTGGCAGTCCCCTTTTTGCTGCATTTGTTGCCATTGTCCGGCGAAAACGGTGCGGATGTACCTTTTCTACACCAGCTCTTCTTCCAATCTGGCGAACCAAATGCTCGATGCTACACTTTGACATCCCTGTCCCTCTTTTATTTAAAAATAACGGGGAAGATGCATTCCAACTTCGTTCTGCCAAATAGCGTTGTAAATAATACATTGCATTATCACTTATATATACGGTACGTTCTTTATTCCCCTTTCCCAGTACTGTGCACTCTCCTGTTCGGAAATCTATATTTTCCATGCGTAAATGAGCCACTTCTGAAACACGACAACCTGTGGAAAGCATAAACTCCACCAGTGCCTTTTCTCTCGAAGTCTTCAGGCAGTCCCTGATTTTCTCCATTTCCGCAGCAGAAAATGGCTTCTTATCTACTTTTTTCTGTTTGATGCGCTTGATTCGCAACATTGGATTCTTAGAAATAATCTCTTCTGCTGTCAACCATGCAAAGAACGTAGACAGAAATCGCCGCTTATTATCTACCGTTACGGAGCTCACTTTGTGCATACTCTGATACTTAGCAAGATGAAAACGAATGTCATTTGTTCGGATTTCCGCAAAATCTTTTGGAATATCTTCGAGAAGTTTCACAACCGCATCCCTGTATTGTTCCAGTGTACGATCAGAGTGCCCTTCCAAGCGCATAGATGCTATATAAGTTTTGAGGATCTTCTCGTTTCCCTGCTCATTAACCGGCACTAAATCCGTACACTGCTCCACTACTTCATATTTACAAAAAAGAGCAGTCAATGCGATATCCACTTCATTGATCTGCTCTTTATCCATCTTCTTATCCAGCATTGCCAGCAATTCTGTACGAAACTTTTCTTCCATTGCAATCTCCTATCCTATATGGTTTTCTTTCCATTATAGGACAAAGCAATTATTTTGGGGCATATTCCTCACCGGTAATTTCTTTGTACTCCTCTTCCGTGATCCACTTTCCAACTGCATTTTGCACACGCGCTTTGCTCCAATATCCGCGATCGTAATATTCTTTTACCTTGTTATAATTCTTACTCATCCAAACTTACCTCCATCTGCATTGCCATATAGTCAAGATCTGCTCTCTGCTTTTCGATGCTATCTGTGTTTGCTTCTGTTTTTGCCGCATTCTCTGCCAGTCTCACAGATACTTCCGTAATACGCTTTTCCGTATAATCAGCTTCTTTTCCGAGGATTACCGTTTTTGTATCCCCCTGTAATTCAATTTTCTCCAAAACAACATAACCCGGGATCACAGATGTAAGTACATCCTCGTCCGTATAAATTTCTAACCGGGCAAGACTTTCTTTATCCGAAAAGATCGTCTGTAAATTCTCACAGGTTTCATCATTGATTATAATATGTAGGTTTCCTTCTTTGTGATTGGCATTTACAATATCATACATGCCTTTTAACGTTTTTAATTTCATAATTTTATTCCTTTCTTTTCATGGTTTTATATTAAACAGCAATTTAACTTTTGAGAACTCTCCAATGGTTTCAAAAAAATACAATCTTGCAAAAAACGGAAGCATTACTATTCCATGCTTGAATTGCATTATTTTTTTCGTTGGGCATTTAGCAAGCCATTTTTTAATAGCGACAACCGTTGGCTATCAGTCAGACAGTATTAGAAGCAGAGTCTCGTTCGTTAATGGAAACGAGCAAATAGGAGTGACTATTGCTTATTCGAAAGAAGATACACTGGAGGCCTATTCCGGGAAGTTTACTATCAGTAATACGAGAGATTCGATGGATGTTATTGTCATAGGTATTAAAAATTACAGCAAAGTGTAAAGTTAATTATTTGTTGTTAGATTAGTATTTTTAATTATTTTTTCTCCGTCAGAAACATCTGGAACAATAAGATATTTTACAATAGATGCCTCAGATATATTTGATGCATTTTTGTAGAATGGAATATTTATAAGCACTATTGTAGTATTATTAATGCTATTAGCATAAAAATCGAAGTAAATAATATTTCCGCTGCGTACTATTCTAAACTTTTTAATTTGTTTAAGAGTATTGTACCTTTGAATTATATAGGGATTGTCTGCATGTTCTTCAATAATATCAAAGTTGCAATTGCCGCCTAATCCATTATTAAAAACTTGACTAATTGTGACATTAAAATGGTTATAAGCTGCTCCTTGTGCCCCTGTTTCCGAAAAATAAGTAATTTTAAAAAATCTAAACCATCCACCTGCCTTACCAATACTTTTTTCATAGTAGAAATTTTTAGTAATGCCATCCGGATTAATGATTTGAAATTTACTATTTAAATTGCTGTTTATTTGCTGAATGTTGGCAGCCATCGTCCCCTCTATGTTCGGATTCGCCTGCCGCGCGTCTAATGCACTCCCGGGTTCTGTGGTGGTATTGTTGTTCACTATTGCCGGTTTTCCATCCAGGTCATTGTATTTCCCCGAAAATGCAACCGTCTTTAAATCTGCAAAAAACTTTGCAATCTTTCCAAGAATCTTCGGCATTTTCTCCTTGGATGCTATGTTTTCTCTTTTTGCTGCTACTGTAAACTCCGGCTCCTGTAATGCATCTGTTGCATTTTCCCTTGTTTTCATCTGCTCATCAATCTTTTTCAGATTGGCATTCACGACTTCCACATCATAATCATCCTGCGGATCATCCATCTGCAGATCATAATACTTTGTCTTTGTCATGGCAGAACCTCCTCTCTCAGCTGTCTGTGTGTATAGTTATGTAACTGTGCATGCGTAAATTTGTGTAAAACTGCATGCGTATTATAAATAAGAAGAACTTTGTAGCATATATCCTCTGGTGACATACGCCGGATCAGTTCTTCAACAACTCCGACACGATCCGCTACATTCAATTTCAGATGCACGAGTATGTAATAATGCTCCTCATCTGAATACAGATCATAATTGTTTTCTCCTAGGCTGGCATTTAAGCATTTTACAAGTGTCGGATGCGTATACGGTATCCGTTCATTCCACCGCATTGACACACGCGACCGGCGGAGTTCTAAATTTTCACCAGCACCTGGAATGATATGTAAGATTCTTTCGAACCGCTCGATGCCTTCTGCATCTGAAGTCTCTATAAATGCATTTCGTAATATTTTAGTGGTATCCATGTTAATGGCCGCCACCTGTTTATCCTCGCTCTGCATCAATTGCTTCATTTCTTCAAACTGTTGCATAAACGGCGGCAGATAATCAATCATTTTTTTAGCCACTTACATCACCCCTTACCGGAATTGCATCCTCATCCAATGTTACATTTTCAGATGCACCATTCAGTTTCACATCTGTAATATCCAATATCCCATCAATCATAAGCAACCGGGATTCAATCTGGCTCTTACGCACCACCAGGTTATCTTCATTACTCCAATCAACAGAAAGTTCTGTAAAATACCCATCTATTGTCGACTGCATATCGGATTTCAAGGATTCAAATGAATATCCGTTCTTATATACCGCAGTAACTGTCACAGCAACAGGAATTTCTTTCACTCCCATAACCTTTACCACATGCCCGATAGGTGCCAGACCATATCCATCTCCTGTCTTATCATCCGGATCTACATCATTTTGTACTTTCTTCACTAATGTAGCTGATGGAGCTTTAAACTCTGATGATATGATATACACTCGAACAGTGCCACCCACTGTAAGAAGTTTATTTTTTGCAGCATCATGTACCGCTTTCAACCATGCAAATACTTCCGTTCCAACGGTTTCCGCAGACTGCTTTCCAATCCACTCCGTAACTGCTGTAACAGGAATAAACTTTACCGGATCATATCCTTTTTCCCACATTCGGATAACTTTGCATGCGCCAACTCCATCAATGGCCGATACGCGTTCCTTATAATCCAGATTATTACCGCAAAAGCTTGTACTAGAAAATCCCTCGTAATAACGTTCACGGAAATCTTCCACATCTTCCTCATCCTCGCCGGGGATCAAAACCTCTGTAAGTTCCGCTGATTCCATATCATTCAGATCATTCTTTGTTTCAATCGTAAGCAATGATCCCAACTGCTGATTTCCAACAATACCGGCAGTCTCACATGTTACCTGATACTCTCCGGTTGCTTCATCCATTACAGATGTTACCTCATAGTTCAAATCTCCGAGATTAAAACGATCACCAATGGAAATATCTGTATCTGACGGTTTTACCACCATTTTACATATCGCATTTGTTTCTTCCTTTGGATAAATTCCGTTTTCTGCTGCTCGTTTGATTAAATAATAGTAGGATGCTGTATCTGCGTATACTTCATTCACAATCATATCCATGTCTATGTACGCTTGCGCAAGCTCCATAGCCATCGGAGCAATCGCATCGTAAATCACAGATCCTTCACGCTTGTCCAGCTTATCACTCACCTGCGAAAGCATTTCTTCCATAATGGAATCAAAATCTTTATTCTCAAACACTAATATCCCACCTCCGTTTCCAATCCGCTTACTTTATCACCTTCTGCTGTAATTACAGAAAATGTAACATGCAGGGCTTTCTTTCCAACCGGTTCCATTTCAAAATCTTCACAAGATTCATAGCGATCATCTGCTGTTATAGCATCTGTTATCCTGTCTGGAAGCTCAGACATAACATACGGCAGTGGCATCCCCCTCAAATCCTGTGTTTCTATTCCATAATTCCATGAATAGATTTCATTTTCATACCGTTCTGTATTCAAGATTTTTAAAATGGCCTGTCGATCCGCTTCTGTTCCATCTACTTTACCAACAAAAATACTTGGCTCTTTATCTACGGTTCCTATCTGCATTGCATATGTAAGAGACGGATCTCTTTCCAACTCAAAATCTGTATCCTGTTCTTCGTCATCATCTTCATAGTTAATTGGAACCATCAGCTCACCACCCTGTCTATAATTATGTATTCCTGTCCGCCGCTTTTTCGAAGCATAAGCACCTTTTCTCCAACTTTAAGACTATTCCGTACTGTTCTACTTTGTATAACATCTCCAATTTTTATCTCAACTTCATAATCTGTGACATTTCTGCTCAAATGCAAAAAATCTTCATCAATTTCCAAATCATTTGACATTTTAATTATAAGCGGAGATACGTCGGAAACTGTACCAATCTCATAATCACTCATTTTTGCTGATCTTACAGCATCCATCGCAATTTTCTTAATCAATTGTACAAAGCTATCACTCACTAAAATTACCTCCTGATACAACCAAGTCCATTGTGTACTCACGATTTTTAAATGTATGCGTAACTTTCTCTATCAGCATGTAGTTTGCCACTGTGATATCGCCCAAATTCAACATGACCGGAACCAAAGAACCGCCACGTACATTTATATTTCCAATCACGCCAGATATGGTCAATGTACGTTTCTTCTTATCATACAGCTTTAACAATGCCTTTGATTTAAGCTTTCCAATATCTGGATTATCAATCTTGTCCAAATACTGCAAGGTTCCCCATTTGCCTATGTTTTTTGAATCTTTTGTTACATATAAATCAAATGTTCCTTTTTTCTTGTTTTCGTATACAAGCTTTATCTGGTTATACACATCACTATCAATGGTTGTTTTATAGGAATAATCTTGTCCCGTTTCAGCATCCACCAAGCATGTATTGACTTTCATTTTTGCGACATCTGTAAGCTGAAGCTTTCCTACCTCATCATAAAGCACATATGTCTTTCCCTTTATTATCAGAGTATCGTCCAAGGCATTTTGGATAATATCAAATAATGTAGTATTATCTTCTATGGCTGATCTGCGCCATCCAGTGTCTGCAAGCGTACCACATCGCAAATTAAATCTTTTTGCCAGAATCCTAATCAACTCGCCGGCTGTTTTCTTTTTGTACACAATCGTTTCTTTATTTTTCAAATATCTAAGCTGATCATATACGGTATAAGATGCCATTCCATCTTTCTTAACTTCTTTTGTGAATACAAAACCATAGAAAAACTTCTTGCCATCCACAGTAACAAGAACTTCATTTCCCATTCCTATGGAAAAACCTTTCTCAGCTTTTGCTGTAAAAGTAAATTTGCCAGGTGCACTATCTCTTTCCCATACAACCTTTGCACCGTCTTCTGCTGGTACTGTAAATTTCTTTTTTCCATTATTCACAGTAATCATTACATTTCCGGCAGGTATCGGTATCTTTCCCGTCTCCACTTCAGAAGCTTTTATGGTCTTTGCTTTTGTGGCATGACGAGATAGCACTTTCTGCAAATACTGCAGTTCTTTCTTGCTGTCTTTCTTTTTACTGCTCGAAGAACCGTTTCCATTTGTTCCTGCATATTTCGGTATTCCATATCCAGTAATTGTCGCATCATTCAAAGAATACGATCGTCTTGCAACTTTATTAGAGGTATTTCCCTCTATTGTATGCAGCTGCCCTCCACTGACACTTTCAACGATTCCAACATGATTTCTATTGGTTTTAAAATAAACAATATCGCATCTTTTTGGTGTATACTTGCCTTTGTACTTAAACTGTTCCTTTTTCTGAAACCATTGCATTCCATAAGTTGTTGATGCTGTTTTAGGGACAGTGGACGTTGATACTCCCGCCTCGTGCGCACACCATGAAACAAACGAATGGCACCATGCGGCACCATTCGCTCCTGTATATTCTCCATATTTGGTTTTATTGCTTCCCTGTTCTTTATATCCAATTTCCCCGATAGCTACATCAACAATATCTTTCATCAGCTACCACCTCCCGGAAGCTTTAAAACTGTACCAACATAAATATAGGTTCCATTGGATGATGATTTGCGTCCATGCTTACGAGTTGCATCCTCAATCGTTTTCTGGTTCAATTGATATATTTTCTTCCACGCAGATGCATTATTGAGTTGCTTTTTTGCAATTTTCATCAAGGTATCGCCCGATTTTACTTTGTATGTACTTGCAACTTCTTTTGTTTGTTTCCGATTTTTTTTAACTGTTGCAACAGTTTTTTTCTTTCCAGATTTTGCTTTCTTTTTCTTAATTACAAGCTTTTTGGCTCCCCATGCTTTCCATTCTTTCATAGGAAGCTTAATACATACATCCTTACCATATTTATCAGCGTTCTCTTTAATCTCATAAGACCCCAATGTCACATACATTGATGTATCCCAAAGAAGTTCCTGCGAATTTGCTTCATACCGAAGCACTTTAAATTTTATAGGTTTTCGCTTATTCTTCCACTTCTCAAACTTCTCCAGATAGTATGCTGGGCGAATCTTTGCATCACTCTGTACGAACGGATAACGTTGTGTTGGAAGCAACAACTCCGAAATTGTAATATCCGACAATCCTGGTGATTTTAGAATATTTACTTCACCTTCATTGATCATAGATACTGTTTTATCTTTGTCATTAATTTTAATGGTAAGATCTCCTGGAGTAACCGGAAGGAGAATTCCACCAAGCCAAAACTGATACATATTAGTGTTCTCCTTCCGCTGCCGCGTTCATCTCTTCCTCAATCTTTGATCTGAGATGTTCGGCAACTCCATCTAGATCCATGTTGCTGTTGATTTTATTTTGGTTAATCATGGAAACCTTAATTTCTGCCGTAGTGAACTTATTCACATACTCACGATCCGCAATGTCTCGCAAATATTTAAGGTCCTCGCTTGTCGCTGATAATGAATTTGCTGACTTTGCTGTATTTTTCGCTGTATCAGCCGTGTTCGATGCTATTTGGCTATTAGCCAATTCGCTTGCATAATTATTGGTATAATCATTCGTATTTGGAATTGATGTAGACTTAGCAGAAAAAGTATTCTTAACTTTATCTGTCACACCATCTCCCCATGCTGCACCACTCGCATATGCATCTGAATAGGAATCGTACTGGAACGTTCCCATGCCATCATTAAAAGCATCTGAAACACTTGTATATTCATCTTTATTATTTGCTGCTTCTGCAGATTTTGCCGCATAATCATCAGCTGCGTTTACAATACCGCTGTAATCAAACTCCACAAATGGAAGTTTATTTAAAGCTTCACAAATACCGGCCACTACCGATAGCACTGTTGACAGCAAATTGTACCACCAAGATTGAACATTACTGATTGTGTTATTAAATGCAACTCCAATATTATTTGCACATGCTCCAAGTGCATTCCAAATTCCCAGCGCTATATTTGCAACTGCCAAACCTAAGTTTTTGAAAAAAGTAATAACCACCATGACACCGCCACATATTGCGCCAAATGTACTCTGTGCAACATGGCCTGCACCGGAGAAATGGTTTGCAAGGGCAATTACTGCTACAACAGCCGCCATTATTGCTACAACAATCCATGTAATAGGACATGCGAGTAATGCCGTGTTAAATCCATACTGTGTTGCCGTCGCTACCGCTGTTGCACTTGCTTCAGTTCCAGTAGCAGCCGCATGTGCATATGAAGCAAGACATGCCGCAATCTTTATTCCATTAGAAACAAGTTCCACAGCATTAACAATCCCTATATACGCAGCATACACGGCCAATGCTGCCGCTACTCCGTACACAATAGGTCCTATCGCTCCCCAATTGTCACTCACAAAACCAGCAACATTACCAATTCCCTCAAATATATCAAGGGTTACACCTGCCACTACTGCGAGAACGTTTACGGCATTTGTTGCAAATATTTGAAAACCATCCGTATTCGCCAGATTATTCAATCTTTGCAAAACAGGTTGAAATGCCATTGTGGCATCATTCTGAAACTTCGTCCACATCTGTCCCCAAGTCATAGGCATTGATTCAAAATTCGCATTGATATCATCTGCCGCCGCAAACACAGCTGCTTTAACGACATCCGCTGAAAGCTCACCGTCTGCTGCCATTGTACGGATCTTACCAATTGGCACATCAAGATAGTCTGCAATGTTCTGGATTAGGTTCGGTGCCTGTTCGAAAATACTGTTTAACTCATCGCCACGCAATACACCAGATCCTAACGCCTGCGATAACTGTAACTCTGCATTTGCCGCTTCCTGTGTACTCGCTCCTGCAATCGTCATCTGTTTCTGAATCAAATTTGCAAATTGGACAACTTCTGCACTCGAACTAAATGCATCTTTTGCATTGTTACCGAATCGAGCTACTACACTGGCCATATCACTCAACAATCCCCTTGCGTCATTTGCCGCAACATATACCATATTGAACAAATCTTGTGTGCTCTGTAATCCATCATTCATCATGTTCAAACGGGATGTTGTCTGTACAATCTCATCTGATGCACCAAGGACATTCTTTGCTGTCTGTATCGTTGCGTATGCGCCGATAAATCCTCTGATAGAATCCGCAAGTCTATTTGAATCATTGATGCCATTATGTAAAGATTGATTAAACTGTTCCTGTCCTCTGGTATTATTCTGAATAGGATCATATGTTTGTTGTATTACCTGATTCAAATTCTGTGCAGCCAGTGTTGCCTGATTTAACTCGCTTCTTGCCGCTTCGAGTGAGGATGTATCCACGTTGCTGTTCATCGCCTGGTCCATGCTATCAAAAGCTGACACTGCAATATTTACAGAATTGATGATATTCATCAAAGGAGCTGTGAAGTTGTCTGCTAACTGGATTCCAGTTGTAATTGATGCCATATCATCACCCTCCTTTTGTTCCTAGTTCCGCTTTTTTCATGGCTTTCTTATCTGCTTCAATCTTGATATCAATTGCAGCTATAATAAAAGCCTTCTCTTCCTCTTCTAAAGCACACCATTGGGAAGGGAGAATGTGAAGCTTATGTAACGCATAATACGCATAATTAGCTTCAACATCCCCTTCCTCAATTAGTTTTTTGCCTCGGCCTTTTTATCGTCTAAGGTCCTGAATCCATGATAGTTCTGCACCCATGCGGATAAGTCCTGATATTCTCCCGGCTCATCAATCATTGCATATAACAAATCTCCCGGTGTTTTCACTCCATAAGAATCCTGAAGCTCTGCATTATACAAATCTGGTTCGACCACACTTTCCGCAATCAGTTCATTCAGATATCCTGCTGTATCTAATTTAGGCCGAAACATATTAGGTTTTCCATTGATTTGTACATCCTTGGTGTGCTTTTCTCTAATAGTTTCATTCTCCTTTGATGATACCGGACGAAATACAAAATCGAGTGGATTACCTTTTTCATCAACAAAAGCCTTTGATGGTGCATATGTTCCATTCTCTTTCTTAATTTTGTTTTTTGCAAAAAATCTACTTAAATTTGACATACTACTGTCCTCCTATTTTCATTACAAATCCCCTCATGCTACGCACAAGGGGATATATTGTTTACGCTGCAAGGCCAATAAGTTCCTGGAACTCTTTTGGCATATCAAAATCATCGAATGTAAAATCGACATCCTCATCAAGATAAGAATCTGATGAAGCATCAAACTTCGCAAGAACACCGCCATCGATGTTGCACTGCAAGAGCGTGATTGTCTGTGATCCTGCTGCACTTGAAGGATCGTCATTTGTAATCTGAATTTCAAAATATACATCTTCGCCGGTATTTTTGAAATCAAGCATCATTTTACGGAAAATACTTGTGTTGTAATGCATGGTACAGGAACCACTTCCTTCCCATGATACAGACTTATTTCCCTTGCCGGTTTTTCCAAGCGTTGGAATCTTAACCTTGTTCTTTTTGAACTTTGCTTCCAACTTAATGGCCGTCATAAGATTATATCTACGATCGGCAATTGTCACATAACATTCGGCAAGCGCCGCCGAAAGTGCATCTTTCGAAAACATTACATTTGGCATCTCTTACACCTCCCTCTATTTGATCACCGTTGTCATGTACATAATGCTCATGGTATTTACAACCTGAACCTCATTTTCAACAACAACCGATTTCTTTGTCTCGCCTTTTTCAACCGTCACATCCTCACGCTTGAAATTCTCCAATGCCCGCATTTTCTGCATCTGCTCACGAATGCTGCATAAGTCACTCTTGAGGCTTGAACGCCCCGGCTCATCATTCGGGAATTTGCCGCGATATCGTGTCTTAAACATCAAAGCATCCTGATTTGCGAGTTCATCTACGATACGAATTGTCTGGTTATCGCAGAAATCCCCATTACACTCTTCTGTAAGAGTAATATGAGTATTAATATCACTAAGGATCTCAATCTCATCATTATTTCTATCCAGAACAAGCTGCCCCTTCTTGATGTAGTCCTCAAGATCATTGTCAATAGACTCAATGTTGAACTCGCCATCATATACTTTACCTTCACAAGATTTATTAATGGCTGTGGCACACTCGACACCAGTAACCCAATATACCGCAGATGCTTCAGACCATCCCTCATCTAATGTTTTGTTTGGAACTGAGATAACCCCCATGTAATCAGCATCTGACTTATAAAGTACAAGCTGAAACTTCTTTCCAACCTCATCTCGCATACGCTTTACATAGGCAATGTACAGCTTTTTCGTCGGCTCATCCGTAATTGCAACACCCATTGTATTGAATCCATAAGGCTCTGCTTTTGCCTGATATTTCGCATGAGCATCACCATCTACAACACCATTTGTTCCACCCGTGAGTTCTGCTGCCGCAACAGCTTTCAGTTCTGCAGAAGATTTGAACTCAACGAAATCATTGGATTTCAGTTCTTCTGCACTTTTGACTGTCTGTGTCTCAATCTTAGCAGTTTCAAGATATGTAGTAACATTCCACGCCTGCAGATCATCCACATCCTTTGTAATGCCAATCTTGATATCGTTTCCTCGTGTGCCACTGTACTTGGCAGTTGCATATTCATTTGATGCCTTTGTTCCACCGCCATTAAGACGATACGCATACAGTACCAACGTTCCACCAGCAAACAAATCTCTAAGACCTTTCATGTTCTCATCTGTATAATCATATCCAAAGATTTTTCTTGCATACTTCTGCATATCTCCGGTTGTCACCTTGAAGATTTCTCCCTCTGGTCCCCAATTCAATTCAAGCGGAACTGTTGCAATACCTCGATCTGACAATGCTGCAGAAACAAGTCCAGCACTAACCACATTGATATATGCACCTGGAACGATTTTGTTTTGTACCGTCCATGTACCTCCACCTAATGACATTATTTCACCTTCTTTCTTAAGTAACCGTCGATAATAGCATCTGCTTCGGCGATTGTATACTCTTTGTTATCCTCAAGCAGCGCCGCCAACAGATCACGTTTCTTCTTAAAACGTTTGGATTCTGCCAGCTGCTGCTTTGTAAATTTATCTGCTGTTTCAGCAGTCTTTGTATCTGCCATATAACACCTATCCTTTCAAATGCAATACTGTTGTCATGGTTTCCATTAGAGGTTTCTGTTCCTCTACCTTGCGTACAAAGAAGTTATAAGTAACAAAAAAGTTCAGCACATTATCTACAATTTCCCAATGCATATCCTTGCCACGGATCAAAGCATCTGACTCGTATGGAGTAATACTATCGAGAGCATATAATGCCAACCGTTCCGCGACATCATTACATTCAGCCCTGCCATTCTTTGGAAAATACTGAATGCTCATTGGTACATCCACTTCTCTGCGCACAGAAAGTCTACGCTCGATATTCGGATCGAGCATCATAATAAAAAAGCAAGGCTCTTTCAAGTCCTGCTTTAATTCATCGGTATAAATTTCATAACCACCGCCAAACTCTCGGTCAATAGAAATAGCAATGCCGGCCGTCACATTATTTAGCATCAAATGCACCTCCAAAAAATGTTGCAAGTTTCTTCTCTAAAAGCTGTGGGGCGATTTTTTTAATCTCGTTTTCAGAAATTGTCATCATAAATTTTCCCGGTACCCATCTCTTATGATTTGATGTTCTGTGTCCATACTCTACATAAGACGCATATTCAACCGGATTCGTAATTTCAATCGTATATACACCACTACTTTTGGTAACATGAAGATTATTAAGCGCCTGTTGCACATTGTCCTTTCCAGAAGTCCATCCTCTGCGTAGCGTGCCTCCAACTTTTCCAGAACTCGCTGGATATACACCGACGGGAGTTCTCTTGATTACAGAACGCAACAGCCTTGCCGCAAGCTCTTTTGCACAATCTTCGCAAAATTTGCTTCTAGCATCTTCACTGCCCACCATCTTATTAAGATTCTCCTGAAGTTTCTTAAGTTCTGAAAAATCTGCGCTTCCCATCTTTGCCATTATGCATACCTCTCTGATAACTTCACTACTATCTCTTGGTGTGTCGGATATACTGCGGGTACTCCACTTGCTTCATAATCACGCGTTACGCTTGACTGCAACACTGTAATCTTCGATCCAGGCATAATCATGACATCTGGAGATAAGAAAAGTTTCGTAACCTGTGCGGTTTTGGCAGATGCCTCGGTCTGATCAACAGCACTGATGTTTGAATACGATAATTTGCATGGAATATCCTCCGCTACAACCACATCAGTTTCTGCAGTAATCTTCGTGTTTTTGTCCTTTACCTTCCGGTGTTGCACAACCGTACACCGTCCGTCATATGTCTCCTCAAGTGCTTTTCTTGCAAGTGTTTGCGCCTGCTTGATTGCATCTGCGATCATTTCCACGCCACCTTTCTATACCGATTCAATGAAGATTTATAATTTTTCAGCACTGTGTCCTTGAAATTATCATCCACATACTGTCGAAATGATGTGGAAGTGTCTCCCTCTGTTATAGAAGACACAGAACCAACGGCTCCCGCCTCACTGCCAATATTCTCATTTCGATATAAATCCATTGCCATGCGATAACCGGTGTTTACAAGGCCTTCCGGCACAGAGTCAACATGGCAATAGTTTTTAATGGTTTCTTCCACATCCGCAATGACAAATTCAAGGATCACATCCTTGGAATCATCTTCAATCCCAAGGAGTGCCTTTAACTTTGCCAGTTCCATAAGCTACCCGATCTTGTGTTTGATAGCCACGATTCTAAGCTGCTTCGGCTCGTATACCGGCTTCCAATTTTCTGCCATTGCAAATTCTGCTCGCGTTGGAGTCTCCACATGCTCACGTTTCGCTCCGGTGTATGCGATTCCTCTCGGATGCAGGATAAACGCCCTACGGTTAATCAGATAATCAATACCACCACCGGTCTGTTTGTCACGATCAACCTCTGTTGCTACATGACCGACCGGAGAACCATTTCCATATGCGATTGCTCCATTTCCAAACAGATATGTGGTATACACACCATTTTTAGCATCCACCGGGCAACCATCATCCACGGTCACACGTCTGCCCTGGTAGGTGTCAAACTCAACATCTGTAGAATCACGCTCGGTCTCAATCAGGTTCAGTTTTTTCAGATAAGACTTGGTCGCAGAGTGCATTGCTACGCCGGATAACTGCGCCTGTGCATCACCAAGAAGCTGGCACGCATCGATAAATGCAGATGCACTGATCTGCTTTGCGGCATCCGTCTTTCCAATAGTCAGATCAAGGATATGATCCGCCATTCTGGTCTCTGCCGCCGGTGTTCCACTATCTCCTGCGGTAGTGGTTCCAAACACACCGGACAGGATCGCGATCAACTCTTTCTGCATATCTCTCGCCCAGTAACCAGCTACCAGATCACCGATCGCTTTCATCGGATCTGCTCCTGCCAGTGCTGCAGAAAGATTACTTGCTCCCCACATATTCTGACGGAGGATGGTTGTAGATACATCCTTGTTGGAGCCAATTTTCTTCGGTGTCATTTTTACGTCTTCAAGGATTGCTTCGGATTCTCCCTGTAAATCCTCAAAAAACGGCATGTTGTGTGTTCTTGCCGCTTCGGATGCAAGCGTATCAAATTCCGGGCTGTTTACCACGATCCCCGACTGGAAAAACGCGGACAACTCCATTGTTCTGTTGATTACATACCGGTTAAACAGTTCCGGTACGATCACGTCTGCAATTTTTGTAATTGCCATAAATCATCTTCCTTTCATACTGTTATAATGTTACTCCGGCGGCTGCGGCCAGTGCCTTTGCCTGCTCCGGATTGGATTTTAAAAGTTCACCCTGTTTGGTCAGATTGAACGTCTCTTTTGCAAATGGGTTCGCAGTTCCTGCGCCGCCGGTGCCACCCTGCGGATGATACGGTGGCTTCGGCTGTTCCTGTTTGAACAGATGTGCCATTGTCTTATCTTCTTTGTACGGCTTTACTGCTTCCTCTACGCCGACCGGCTTACCCTCTTTGTCAAATGTGAACTTGTCAAGTCCACCAGCTTTGTAGATCAGATAATCCGGATCAAGTACGCCCTGCTTTGTGAGGGAATCTTTCAGCGCATAGGTCTTTGAGATCTGGTCATTGGCTGTCTGCTGATCTTTTAACTTCGTCTGCAGATCCGCAATGGTGTTCTGTAATGTCTCATTGTCTGCATTGTTCTTTTTCAGATCCCCGATTGTGGTATTAAGCGTTTTAATCTGACCGGCAAGATTCTCTTTTTCTGCCACGGCGGTATCATACTTACCTTTGTCAACATACTGACCAGATCCAAAGTCTGCGATTTTCACCTGCTTCTCCTTATTCTCCGGCTTTCCGTTATAGGCATTGACGGTATCAGACACCTGCTTATAGAGATCCTCGCCTAAAATGTCTTTTAAAAATTCCATAGTTTCCTTTCCTGCACCGTTTTTAAGCGTGGTGTCTCCACAGCAGTATGCAGTTTTGATGCCATGCATAAGGGCAAATTGCCGCAGTTTAAACGTCATAAGGCTTTCGGACAATATAAAAACAGGACTGCCGGAGAAACTTACTTAGCGTCACCTCTGCGCTGTTCGGTTCATAGATTTCCGGTTGCCCTGTTATTATTGATTTTGGGTATGAAAATACCACCATATCATTTCTGACTGGTGGTAACTTTCAATTTTACATTTCTATCATTTTCCGGATCAGTTCCAGATCTGTCACTTCAAGTGTCACAGTTCCTTTCAACGGATCTATATCTTCAAAACGAAGTCCTGAGAAAATCAGTCTTTCACAAGACTGCTCCCCCTGCACATCTCCAACTGCTTCATATACTTTTCCTGCATTAAACTCATCATCTGTCTGATATTCAATATTCTGGCATAAAATGAATGATGCATAGATTTTCTTTTCTCCTTTACACCTTCTACCAAGAACAGGTGTCATACTCTGGTGCTCTGTGATCTCTATTTTCCCAGCAAATTGTGCAAGCGGAAATCGTCTGCCAGCTGTGATCACATTCAATGATGCGTTTTGAACATCTAATGTTTTTATAAGTCTCACCATACTATCACCCCCGCTTTTCTTCAAAATGCGGACATTTTACATTTTTTCCATTCCAAATTTCAGATGGAAGATTTTTGGGATAAGCATCACAATATTTTGAAAAATCGTTTCTTGAACCTCTGTATTTACTGCAGTTCAAACATACGCAAAACAGATTCAGCTTATATCTATCTATTTCATATGGTTTATATTTGCTCATGACAATTACCGCCTTTCAAATCTAGGTTTGACATTATATAGTTCATACAATCTTTCCCAAGCAGCCTCTCCAAGTAATATGATCGCATCCTCTTGTTTCATTCCATGTTTCACTTCATCATAATATTTATCTTGTAATTCATATATAATTTCGTCATATGTATCACTAAATGTCTTGAAATCTGGAAGTTTTTCTACCTGTTCATTATATTCTAACACATATGTACCGTTTTCCCCACAGGTTCTGAAACTTTTGACTTTATAATTTACCAGCAGATACAGATCTTCTGGGGATGGCGGCGTACTCAATGGATGATTATGAGTAACATCTTTTCCTTTCATCATTTTAAGCTGATATTTCGTAAATTCTATAGTATCCTCATTTCCCAACTGGCAATTTACCGCTTTCCCATTGTCAAATATAACTCCAACCTCATGGTCGAACTTGCAGATTTCCGACTCGACCGTATCCACATTTTTACCCTTGAAATCATAATAGTTCGGGTTGCTTTTATTATTGTTTGTGATAATCCCCAACCGGTCTTTCGCTGCATTGTTACCATCTGCAAAAGAGGATTTCCACTCTTCATATGTCATATTGCCCGGTACATAATATGTTTTTCCATCTTCACCACGCGCTGCACGTTCTCCCGGCACTCCAAAATCATCTTCGAAGTATGGGCAGGTACACCCACGGCAGTTCGGATGGAACGGCGGAGCTGTCACACCAATTTCATACTGACTCATAGGGAAATGCTGCCCGTCCATAGAACCACAAAGGCTGCATGTAAAACTATCTAATGTTTCCAATATTTCAAACTGTTCCACCCCAAGTTCTGCAAAACAATCCTTTTGCGCTACATTGGAAAAAGCCGCCTGTTCTGTCATAACCAAGCGGCCCGCGTTCTGTTTTGATACATTCATCTTCCGCGCCAAGGCATCAATCGTCTTCTGCGGATCAGCCCCGGTGATGATGTTCTGTACCATGGTGGTGTTCAATTCATTGACCAGCTTCTGTTTGTTCGTCCAGATCCGGTCTGAAAACGTTTGTCCGTCTGCCGCCCAAGGCTTATGTATCACTGTATCAATCAGCCGATCGTTCGGAGATGCAAAACTCCATCCAGTTCCAATCCCCTTCTGAATCTCATAGGCAGTATGGAGAAAACCGGATTGGTAAACATCACGGATTGTAGAATCAACACTATCAAGCTGATTACCGAACATCACTTCCAATGACTGCTGCATTTGAAGCTTCAATGCCTCCAGCCGATTGATGTGTACTTTTGCGGAAGCATTTTCCAGTTCCTTCATCCACTGTCCATTGATAGCATTTTCTTTTCCATACCGTATGTACTGCTCGACATCCCATTTCAGTTCATCCAATTCACTGGAATTTAATAACCGGCGTGCTTCCACAAGAGAAATCTCGTTATTTTTTGCAAAGCGCTGATACCACGCATTGATTTTCGCTTCCATCTGCCGCTGTGCTACAAGATATTGCTTTTCGATATCTGCATAGCACTGCAGCCCTTGCTGATGCTGGGATTCCTCTATCTGTTTGAAGCGTTTTTTCCAATATACACCGTTTTTCATTCATCCTGCCCCGTATCGCCATCGTTGTTGTCCTGATTGTTATCTGTTTTATTCTGATTCGTAAATGCTCCCGAATACAGATCAGCTTTTTCCTGCGCTTCTTTTTCTTCTTTTTCGATCTGCTTCAATTCTTCATCTGCATCTTCCACAAGCGGATGATTTTTCAGAATCGTCTTTTTACTTACAATTCCTACGGAATCCTTGCAGATCTGCGCCTGCTCCGTATCATTCTTGATACAGGTACGGGTCCATGTCTGGATAATCGTACCACACTGAATACCAAGCACTTTGCAGATTGCTCGCACCAACCGCGAAAACCCAAGCCGGAACTCTGTCTCCATCAATCCTACTTTCATTTCAAGAAGTGAGTACATGAACTTCAACGCCTCACCCGACTGATTGCCGAAGTTCTCCGGCTGCGGGTCAAAGCCTTGTCCCTGCTCGAAGATTGCCTTTCTAGTTGCATCCAGTACACTGTTCCGGGCTTCAATCGGAATCTCAATGTTCAGCGTAGACACCGCACCGCCCTCATCCCCATCTACCTTAATGGTCTTGTACTTTTTTAAATCAGATAGGAATCCATTCAGATCTTCACCGCCATATCCAGACAGTACAAAGATCAGCTCCTGTATATCATCCAGATCATTGATAAAGCCGCTGTAAACCTTGTCATATACGTCTATCAGCGGCTTTATGTTTCGCAAATCGTCTGTATGTATATTGTTGTTGTAAAACGGTATAAACGGCACTTCTCCGAAGTCATGCCGGTAATCCGCTATCATATCACCACTCTCCGGATCTATGAACATATCATAGTAGGTAAGCAGTTCCAGTTCATCACCTGTTCTTCGCCGGAATGCCTGACACTCCGCATCTGTCCAGTATTCATATACCGTATAATTATCCCCAGTTGCATCGTCGATGTCCGGATACACTCGCATGGCTCCGATCAGCCTGCGTTTAAGGCTACGGTCAAACACCGGGATGATCTGCTCAGACGGAACAACTGCCCATTCAAAACCATTATCGCCCTGCCAGTAATGCACCCAGCCGATGGAAGTATTGGCAGCATTCACACACAATTTCATGCAGTTCTTTGCATACTCATCACCCAAGGTTTCCGTGATACGCTTATTGCTCGCCGTACTGCCTACATCGAACAACGGCGGTGCGGTAAACGCATAGGACGCTTTCTGGTTCACGATCAGACCATGAAAGTTCCGGGGAATCCGGTTGTCTGCGTTGCGCAGCGGATTGTCGGGTTCCTCTTTTTTCTCATTTTTCTGCTTATCACGAAACAGTATGTCCGTCTCATTGCGGTAATAACGTTCTGCTATATCCGCACGTGTCACAAATGCCGCATGGCCGGGCTCATATTTTTTTATCAGTTGCTTCATTGTATCAATATCCATTGTTACCTCACTTCAAAATACCGATGCTTCCCGGCTTGCGAATAATTGTATAACAGAAGTACCGCAGTGCATCCATTGCATGATCGTGCTGCTTCACCGGTTTATCCTCTCCACGCTCAGATGCTTTCTGATCCCATATGTACGATCCAAATTCTTTAATTGTGTTCTGGCACTGATCACTGATTGCGATTTTTCCCTGATTCAACAAGGATGCCACGAATCGGATGCCATCCAGTACGTCATTTTTTGCTTTCTTGATTGCATAACCTCGTTTTTTCAATTCTTCTATGAACGATGCTGCAGATGGATCAATCACAATCTTGACTGGCTTTATTCCATTGAGCCACCTCTCCAAATCATCCGCATACTCGGTATCTGTTTTCTGCCTTTCTTCATCGCGACCGGAATAATAATACTCGCGGCAGCATACCCATCGCCCGGAGTGCTCTTTACACCACAACAGGAATACAGTTGCATTCTGCGTACCATAGTCACACGACACATAATAGTTCGCATTGACCAGATTATTCAGACTGGAAAGCACATGCTTGGCAGTGTCGAACATATCGTAAATAATGCCCTCTGCCATCGCCCACAGTCCAAGGATATACCGGCGGTAGAACACACCGGTGTACATGTTGCGGTATCGTTCCTTGATTTTCTCCGACAAGCTCAGGTTATCATCCATCGTAAAGTGTAAATACAACAGATGCTTTTCTTCTCGCTTATCAATCCATCCGGTCTTGAACCAGTGGTATGGTCCGTCCGGATTACAGTTGAACCAGTACTTAGAACCATCAACAGAGCATCGTCCGGTTGCCTGGTTCACGAAACTTTCCGGCATCAGCGCAACTTCATCAAAAAAGACCCCAGCCAAGGTAATACCCTGAATGAGATCCTGTGATCGTTCGTCTTTGCCGCCAAATATATAGAAATAGTTAGTCACATCTCCTTTTGTGATGATAACCAAATTATCAGCCCGATGATCTGCAACGGTATAACCGCGGCTATGGAGCATCATCTTTAATCCAGACAATACATTTCTTCGAAAAGAACCGATTGTTTTTCCACACATGGCAAAATTCTCGCCATTAAATGAGCTCATCGCCCACATAATAAACGAAAGTGACATGCTCACCGTTTTACCGGATCGGATTGCTCCGTCAGCAATAATGCCGTCGCTGTCTTTTACCGGTGAATCCTTACACCACCAATTCAGCACCATGCGCTGTTTTTGTGAAAACGGTTGGAATTTGAAAATCCTCTTAATTTTCTTCATTGCCCCAGTCCTCTGCTGCAGATCCATTCAGTGCATCGAGAAATCCATCATCTACGGTTTCCTCTCCATCATCAGTTTGGACTTTGGCTTTCAACAGTGCAATTTCGGCTCTCTGCTTCTCGGTGGCAAGATCCATGTGGTCTGTCAACCACTGCAAGGCTTTCATCCGGTCGGCAAGTTTAATCTTGGGGCCGTCTTTCCCTTTGGAAACTTCCGAAATCAATGTTCCATCTACGTTTTTGCTGTCCTTTAGGTTCACATAACTGTATGGAACTTCTTCGTCTGTCTCTGGATCTGTAAACGTCCCACTTCCAAATTCTACAAAATCGGTTATGTCGGCAAATGCAATATCCATGTACTTTTGGAAGATATCAGGCTCACTTAGGAATTCTCTGTTTAGCCGGTTCTGCTTCAATCTGTTGATTTCTTCTTTTACTCCATCATTTTTCAACATGCGGTAGCCGATAGATGCCGCAGTCGCATAATCTACTCCATAGGCTTTCTGATATGCTTTGGTTGCGTTAAAACACCGGATGTAATATATGCAAAAAAGCTGTTGCTTATCGGTCAAGTCAGTGTTCTGCATTACCTGCTTAACTTCATCAGCCACAGCCTTTTTTCTAACACTCTTTTTGTTTTCCGAACGTTCGCTTTTGTTTTCCGAACGCTCGCTTTGATGCTCACCATCCCAATGGTATGTACTTTTCCATCTTCGAACCGTTCCTGCAGGAACATCTAGTTGACTTGCAATCTCAACCAGCTTCATCCCGCCCTCATACAGCTTATGGGCTTTCTCTGCCTTTTCGTTCGGGCTTCTTGCCAACACTATCACCTGCCTGTTTCTTCTTGCGATATTCGCGCATAACATTCGCCACGGCTTTCTCTTCCGTATTATCACTGTATCCTTCTCTGCTCATACGTCTACCTCACAATAGGGAGAAGTCGGAGCGTCATTGTGACGCTCCGTTATGGGAAAAAGAAAAGCGCAAGGGGAATTCCTTCCTCTTACGCTTTTCACGCTACAATCATATCACATACAAGTGTATCATTGTGTATCATCTTTCATTTTCTTCACCAGAAGTTCATAATATCCTCCGGTTGGATTGAAATTTTTCAAAGCCCGGGCATGAATCCGATGAACCTGCGCCCACTGATATCCCATCTCAACACATATCTTTTCCCAACTATATCTTCGAAGGTATCTATATGTTAGTACCGTCTTTTCTGTCTCGTCCTCTAAACGCTCAATATCCGCAAAAATTTCTGCATAAAGATCAATCCTTTCATACCGTGCCTTGATAAGTCTTCTCTCCAACTCGTCTAGCTTTGCCATATAGTCAGACAAATCCTTCTGATCGTGTGCGTGTGGCATATCATCCATGACAAGTGCCGGTGCCATCTTATCCATGCGGAGCTGCTCAATTTCTTTCTCTATTCTACGCGCAGCACTAACCGCTGGTGTATACGATTGCAGATACTCCTTTTTTAATTCATTTTCTTTTTCCACGCTTGTCCCTCCCTGTTCAATTACTACTCTATAGTAATTTTAACATGAGGATTTCATGGATTTGTACCAATTTACATTCTAAAAAGAGCCCATACCATATATCCACTTTAAAGCAGTTGCTTTATCAACTGCGGATTTCTCTGTTGCTTTCATGATTTTATTTCAAAAGTTCAATGTTGTTATACGTATACAAATGTCCAAACATATTTTAGTCTATTATCAACTATTGTTCTCTTCATTTTTCTCATTTTGAAACATATTAAAAATTTCTTCAATCGTTGCTTGCTTATTTTTTTCATCCATTTCTCGTTGAATATTTACTTTATTTTGTGTGTTTCGTTGTACAGTCAACAATTTATCACATTTTTTCGTAAAGTCTCGAGCCTCATTAAACAAAGGTCTCCCCAAATCATTATGAGATATAAACCAAGCTATATTCCCTCCCACATGCTTCCCAAACTCATAATCTTTAGTTTCAAACACATAAGCTCTAATCTCACCCAGAATATTCATTGTAAAATCTCTAACATCTTTTTTATCTATCATATTTTCATTAATCTGACGAATATATTCTGGCGGAAGCAATGCCTCCGGTGTATTTAATAACATATTTTGGTTTCTCACTAACTGAACAAGTTCTTCCAGCACCTGAAAACTTTGACCTGCAGAATTTTTTCCCTTCTTAGGATCCGCAGGTCTATATTCTGATATTATTTTATTAATGTCATTATTTATAGGTTCCCATAACGCATTATATGACGTTTCTAATATTTTTTCATCTACAGGCGCTTCTGAACTATTGTTTATTCCTTCAATCAACTTCCAAAAATCTTCCTTGCTTGATATAGTTGTTGCTTGAAATGTAGATAACGGTCCATTAACTTCCGAGGGCTGAAGATTAATCAATAATGTTGAAACTTTTGATTGCGCAATATTTTTCGCCAAGGCACCCGCTTCAAAATTTATCCAAGGCGCATTTACATTTTCCTGTGTCAAGCAAACTATTCCATAATTTGTCTCTTCCAACTCACTTAATACCTTAGCATTCCAGCGTTCTCCTTTTTCAATATCTTCTGAAGAATAAAATACTGTCGCAGATTGAATTATACATGGAATCCATTTTTTTAATTCCTCAGCGATTTTTTTACTTAATTCTCCCGACCAACTTACAAATACTTTCATAGTTGTTTTCTCCTCCCAGTACATATCTTTTTCCCAATTATACACTTTTTTTAGACTCCTTTCAATCGTTAACCTTACCGCATACTTATTTTCAAAATCTGTCGATATTGCTGCTTAAAAGCAATTTTTTCTACCACACCATCCTCATTTGTCCGTCCTTCTCCTCCTCTATCCGCCCCAGCCTCTGCTTCATGACCCGCTGAACAATCCGCCGCCTGCGATAAAAGCAATTTCTGCTGATCGGGAGAATGCCGTGGTGTGCTTCCAGCATGTCATACGAAGTTCCCTTTACGATGGATTCTGTCAATTCTGCAGCAATAAAGCTGTCTACCTGGTTACATATTTCGAATACTTCCTTTTCATCCACAAAACATTCCTCCTTTCATTGTAGCAACAAAAAACCAAGTGCTCCGGTTGGCACTTGGTTTCTTGTTTCACATTATTCGGTTGTAAATTTTTTGTTCCAACATATTCTTCGCTTTTCAAATGTATCAGAATCGCTATCCATGCACTTTGTACACCTAAGTTCCATCTTTGTATTATTTGGTGGACATATCGGACACTCGCCGGATGCAAGGAAATCTAAGGCACGTTCGTATGATTTTTTGTAATCCATAAGTTTGCTAATCCATCTTATTAATTACTTTTCTAAGATTAGTATTTGCATCTTCCAACTCAGATTTTACATAATAAATGTCCCCAGTGTTTGAATCTGTTGAGGAAGTATTTGACTCAATCTTTCCCAATAAATCAATCATAGTATCAAACTTTTCCGTAAATTCCTGCATCATAGCAAATAATTTTGCATCATCCATGTAAAAGCCCTCTCTTTCGTATATGATGTAATGATTATACTACATCAAACGTCAATATTCAATTATCAATGTTCACATATTTCAACAAATATATTGCCTATTTTGTCAAACTACATTTCAAATAAATAATTATTATTTTCTCCACATATACTGCATAACAGGAGGTGCCATATGATCGCTTGGTTCTGCTACTTGATTCTAAAATTCAAAGATTTTTCGCACACTTTCACCGCAGACGCATAAAATATATAAAACCGCTTTGGTGATCCCATGCAAAACTGTTCAAACCTTTATTTGCTTTCAACGCTCGCTTGCCAGCTTGCCAACTGCCTATCAGATGATGAGGTTGCCATCCTTGCTGCTGATCTGGTAGTGCTGAGTGACATGCTGGCAAATATTGCTGCCAGAAATGCGGTATGTGAAAAGGAATAATTACGCAAACCGGAGCTGTCCGGTCTGTTCTGTCGATATCATCATATTCGGTATCCGCTCTCCAACAATAAGATATGGACAATTTACAGCCACAAGTGCCTCTGCCATTATCGGCACAACACTATTGCCAATCTTCGCAACCCTTTCCTTTACAGGAATTGCCTTACCGCTTATATCACGTTCCAAGATGTAATCCGGTGGAAATCCCTGCATAAGCTTTAATTCTGCAGCATTCAGCATTCGCAGAAATATATCTGCTATTATCCATTCCTCACCGTCAATTTCAATTATCACATTCACAAGCCCGAACCGATCCTTTGTTGTAATTGTTGCAAGTGGACTTGTCACTGGCTGACCGCAACTAGTTCCGTAATATTTAATCAAGAACGCGGATACAAGTCCAAAATGCCCAGGCGATGTTGTGATCGTATGTATCGGCTCATCACATCCTTGCCCGATTCCCGTTTTATAGAACTTGGTAATAAAGGCTGTAACAAGTCCATACCGATTGCTTGTATCAATGGTCTTGATTGGCTCCCGAATCGTCTGACCTCTTGCATCGCCTTTCTTCGTTTCACTGTGATACTGAATCAAAAAAGCTATGGCTCGTTTATCGTTCACAGTGTACGGATGCGGATTATCAATGATATATTTTTGTATGCCGTTTGCAATTCGCGTCATTGTCGCATCCGCAAGCGGCTTTTTACGATCAAAAATTGATTTTCCTAAATTCGACCAATCAATATAATCTCCGCACTGTTTCCATCGTGGTAATACAATACCAGACTTGCTATGCGTAGGTTCTGGCCAAACAATCGCTTTGCCGTCTCTCCTGAATATCGCATACCATCTCTTACGTGTTGTCGGTGCGCCATAATCAGCAGCTACAAGCTCCCTACTCTCGAATGCATACCCGAGTGACTGCATCGATGATATAAACTTTCTGTAGTCCTCTCCCTTACGTTCCGGTATCGGATGACCGTCCGGATCCAGCGGTCCCCACTGTTGTATCTCTTCAACATTCTCCATGATGATTACATCTGGCAGTAGCGCTTTTGCGTGCTTGTACACCGCCCAGGGAAGTATCCGCAATCCTTTTTTGCGTGGTTGCCCGCCCTTTGCTTTGCTATGACTTGTGCAGTCAGGCGATGCCCACATGAGAGCCACATGGCGATCTCCAACATACTTTTGCAGATCTACCTTAAAAATATCCTCTGTCAGGTGCAATGTGTCAGGGTGGTTTACCATGTGCATCCGTATAGCCTGTGGATCATGGTTTACGGCAATGTCAACAGATCTTCCAAGTGCCATTTCTATTCCTACGCTTGCTCCGCCGCCACCGGCAAAGCAGTCAATGATAATGTTATTTTTCATGGCATCACCTCCAGGAAGTCAGTTATGTCCATCTGTCCTTCCAGATTATCCGCATTTCGTTCACATTCTTCGCATACAGAGATTTCTTCTGCATCCATATCTCTCTCATTGCAAACATCAATTACAAATGCCGGAATTTCCACATCTGTCATTACAATGACTTCTTTGGGTTCATATACCTTTCTATTTTGCGTATTTGCAACTATCAGGCTGATGTCGGCATCATCAGAAAATCCATTCAAATATTCCTTTAATTTACTATTCTTCATTCTCTCAGGAACCGGGTACCCTTTATGCGCGCTGGTTCGGCTCCTTTCTTGCATTTTTGAATGCTTTGTTTTAAAATATCCTTGTCTTTATGATAAGCAGGCGGGTAAAACCGTTTGGGGGAAGGGAATTCGGTTGGCAGTCATAAAATTCATTGCAACTTTAATAATTGCTCTTTGTACTTTTAGTACGGAAATGGAGAATACTATGGCAACACAAATTCCAACCACACAAACAAGTAACACCTTGGTCAGCACAACTGCCGACCGCCCTTCTACTTATCCTAAAGACTTTTATTTCATGCTCAAGTAGCACATAATTCCACATTCCGGCATGATCTCTGTATTCATATCTCCCCGATCAGGATCTAACTCATCCAGATATACCGGACCATTTTTGTCTTTCAACATGGAGTGTCCGACTTCTCTTTCCAACTTCGCCCGACTTTCAAAGACTTCCGGAAAATCCTTTCTGATATGGTTCCAATAACCCATGCCGCCTTTTACACAGCCGACACAGTTATTGTTTGCATACCCAAGTTCGTACATCTTTGGTCGGGCAAAATCAAAAGTCCGTTCAAACAATCCATGTACCTCTTCTTTTGACAATCCTCTGTCAATCAATGGAAATTCATGTTGCGCCTGTTGATTAGCTTCAACGGTTCTTTCAGCCCTTTCAGTTTCCTTAAGGTCAAATCCCCACACATAAGTAATCTCGTAATCCGTATGTCTGGATTCCCACTCTTTACGAATCCGCTTTTTCAGCCAATTAGTACATGGCGCAAATCCGTTAGCCGAATTTTTAAAACCGCCAAACACCCTTACGCAATCTTCTACATTTCGATATTCCGTTGACCGTAGCACTGTAATTTTCTTTCCGATAGCCTTTTCGCAATCTTTAATAAATCTCATGCTGTCTGGATGTTGGTCTGCAATGTCAATGTAAATCCATTCGTCTACATCTCCAGCAAGATATCCAGCCATAAAACTTGATATTCCTGCACTTATCCAACATACCTTTAGTTTCTTTTTTGTCATAACACCACGCTACAAATCCATGTATCGTGGATAAGGAATATAGGCTTCCCATGCTGACGGTCTGAAACTCACATAAGTCAAATATGCTATATGTGCGCTACTTCAAATTCCACCTTATCGAATCATCAACGCTACTATTATTCCCTTTATGCAAAATCTTTGACACCTTTAAGTTGCAACCTCGGTTTACCGAGGATTCGTTATTCCTTTCTTTCTTTTAAAATTTCATCCAAGCAGGCATTAAATCCTGCTCTGAACATTCTTTTTCCATGTTCTCCAACTCTGTGTTCTTTTTTCTCCGGCAGTTCTCGGAGCGGGCACCAATCCGGCTTCTCTCCGTCTGGCAAAAGTTTTCCTGTCGCACAGCACAGATATTCGTCGTCATTCTCTGTCTCATAGCACAATGCGCATTTCTGGCACACCTGTTCCGGCATATCCATAATCAATACTGCTTTAGCCATACAATCACCCTTTCTTTTTCTTCTTAGGCTTAAACTTAAAAACATCATTCTTCTGACGGCTTACCACGCTACGATAGCCGTTCATTTTACTAGCTCTGCTTTTACTCATACCTCACACTCCTTACCATCCAAATATCACATATCCCGGCATTAAACCGTGCTCCGGCACATCACGCAAAACATACACAATGTTTCTGCCGACCTCGCGTCCGGTATACTTTTCGCCGTCCCACTCTTTCAGAATAACTGCATCGCCTATCTGTAAACCATCCTCGTCCTCGCTGATTTCAAACTTCTTCTTGTCGTGGATGACCGCATCAAAATACTTCGGCAATATTTTCTTCTCTATGATTTTACGCATTATTCACACTCCTTCCGGCTTCTCGCATCGTTCAAATTCAATCACCCACACCCACGGATTCGCATCCCAGCCGTAGCAGTCAAGGTCGGATTTCTTGATGGTGGAGATTCAAAGTTTTTCCCATTCCATCATCACTTCATCACATTGACTGCACTGTTCTTCTGTCCCATAACAGCACTGCGAACCGCTTTCTCCATATGTATTAAGACAATCCCAACAATCAGGATAAGCTCCCTCTTTTATCACATCAACCGGCTTCATCTCCTGCAGCCGCTCTACTCTCACATTCATAATCTTAATCCAGATACGCGCTGCTTCTTTCGGCATATGGATGGATGGTTTCCACTTCGTAAGATCTGCAATATCACCTCTTTGCAAATCTTCGTAGTAATAGTATCCATTCGGAGCCTTTTTCCATGTTTCTCTGACATACAGGATATCACCTGGTTGATACGGTGCTTTTATGATACAAGGCCCATTCCTGCCGTTATAGAGCATCAGTCCATCTCTGATATATCCAGTCCCCTGTGGATTTTCTCCCGGTAAAAATCTTGCCAGCCGCCGAGTGCAACTCTTTCTCCCTTCCAGAATTGCCCGAACCATCTCGGTGTTAAATAAAATCGGTTTAATTACCATCTACTCCACCGCCTTTCACAATCTCGATGGCTTCTTTCAGCACTTCAACAGCTTTTCTTTGCTGAAATTCTTCTGTTATCGTTCCGTTTTTCTTTTCATATTCAATACAACGTTCATGCGTCTGTATTCTCTTCTCCAACTGCTCCACAACCTTGTCCACATCGTAGGCGGTCGGCTGTGCATCTATTACGCTCGCCAATGTTGCCAAACTTACTCTCCTAAAATCATCATCAGATTTACTCGCACGCATGCAATATTCTTTTAGTGCGTCTGCATCAATCAGTCCCATCGTTTTTATCTCCTTTTTTCAAATAATCAAAAATCTCATGTCCGATCATTGCTATAACTGACAGAATACAAAAAAGATTAACTCCAAATTTTGTTAGAATATCTAACCTAATGGCTATAAGTATTAGCAGAAAGAAATTTATGTACGATTGAAACATCATTCTTCATCACTCCAATCAAATTCAATTTCTTCTGCACTATCAACACCTAACTGCTCACACTTCGCTCTGGTAGATGTACCGCCGGAGTGGGTTGTGCCTAAAAGAAACAGTTCCTGTACAATGCGGAAGTATGATTTTCTAAAACAAAACCTCTCTTCCTTGTCAAGTTCCTCAATCGCATCCTCTCCATGTTGCCATCTGTACCACTCTGCAAACTCATTAACCATTTCCTGCATAAGGCTGATACAGCATTCAAGAATGTGTTTTTCATCGTGACTTTCCAATTCCTTGTTGGTACTGTTCTGTTTCTTCATAGCCGCCCGACATTCTTCCGGCGTTCCGATTGCGCGGTACTTCTGAACCTTTTCCAACGCCTTAATTGCTATTCTAGTAGCTTTCGCAACTCTGCATCCCCCATATTCACAATTAAACGGGCTGTCTGTGCCTTGTGCGCATTCATAACAACTGTCTTTCTTTAATATCTTAATTGCTTCATTCTCCGTCATAGTTACACTTCCAACAGTTCTGGGTTGTCAAATATGTTGCCGATAACCTCTGCATTAACCATATTTGTCCAATAACCTAAATCTTTTCTGTATCTTTTAGTATACTTGCCTGACCAGTCTACATAAAATCCGACATGTTCAGTTTTGGTGCTATCAAAGCAACTCTGATAACTGCCGTATTTGATTTGTGCACAAGCATCACTAAATAAGTCTTTTACAATATCATTCTCCCAAATCAGATTGCCGTTCTTGTCTTTTAAGCCGGTACACTGGCAGATAGTAGATGCATCTACAACACAACGACAGAAGAAACCCAAACTATCCTTTGCGTAGAAATAATAACTTTCGTTGCCCTTTTTCGTGCAAAATGGGTATGACAGATATCCTTCCACCCATTCGCCATTATCAATCCGCTTTCCGCGGAATAAATATCTATCTCCCATCATTTCTCCTTTCGTTCATCTTTTTCAGCTCTTTGCTGATATCTTTTAGGTCGCAATCAATATTAACCAGACGCCCCCATATAAATAAGGTTGATAATGCAAGCAAAACTCCCATTTTTTACCCCACCTTCTTTCCTGTAACAATGTCCCAATGCTCATCCTCGATAAATGTCTGCCGGATGATCGCATCGGACAGATAGTGTTCTTTGCTCTTTGGCTGTTTTCTCCAGTAGGAATCAATGTAATAGGCAACCCACTTCATAAATTCCTCGATCTTGGCATTCGAGAATCGATATGACTCTTTCAATGTCGGGATTGTCAGATACATCGTTGATGCCAGTGCACTTTCGATATTGCGGTCTGCTCCAAGCACTGCGTGCCCTTTCTGGATATCTGCCATGTACAGCTTCTGCGACATTGGTATCGACTTTACCCAGCCGACCACATCAATTTTCCGTTTCCGGCAATACTCCATCATGCTTTCGCTTGTAACATCTTCATTATCATCGTCCTGCCATGCAACACGCTTGTTTACTGTTTTGGTGTAATAGTTCGTGATCTGCTTAAATGTCAGATCAAATTTGTCATACAGTGCAAGGGCAAATATAAATCCCATATGGTTCGCAATATTATCCCCCAGACGCGCCCTTGCAATCTCTTTCCGGTATACGCTCATCGGTATCAGTTGCTCCCTTTGTGTTACTCCGTGCATTACTTCTCCTCTCTGTGCCGCCCTTTTATGCAGGTATTCCAGAATCTGCATCCCGGATCACAAGGTTTGTCCTTGCTGCCATAATCACAGATTCTTCCGCTGCCATAATACGTGGCTGGCCGCTTAAATTTCTTGTAGGCTTCTGGATTCATATGTTCTGGTTTAGAATCCTCAAAACTGTTGATCTCTCCGATCAGTTTTATGTTTTCGCGCAAAAGGCGTTTTTCTTTGCTGGTTCTATGTATTTCTCTCACCTCTCTGGATAGTGGGGCGATTGCCGCCCCGGTGTCGGCAAGTTAAGAACATGGCTTTTGTGATAACTATAATTCCGCACTTGCAAGAGTTTCTTTTGCTTTCGCTGGTGTTTCAACCTACCTACCGGACCGGTGTATTAAGCAAGGTTCTTTCCAAATCCGCATAATCACATTCACGCTGTTCGAAATCATTGAACCAGTTCCGGGTTTTCTTTTCCGGCGCAGCCTGTTCTTTCCGTGCTCCGTTCTGTGACCGGGACAGCCATGAATTCATGAACCTTTTTGCACCACCCCTTGTTTTCCTGTATTTAGGGTTGGACAGACACCATGCCTGTATATTCCTCAACTCCTGTCTAACGTCGATTCCCGGATAGAGCTGCTGGTATGTAACCACGTCGTTCTCCGACACCTCGTATTCTGTTCCATCGTTCAAGAGGAATTTTCCGGCACAAAGCATTTTATCCGCAGATGCTATAACTCTATTATCATTACTACTAATATCAGTATCATTATCAGGTTCATTATCATTATCAGGGTTATTTTGCTTTTCAGAAAAACCATTTGCTTTTTTTGCTTTTACTTGCTTTCCGTCAGAAGTATTTGTTTTCGGTCTGCCGCCAAGCTTACCGGCTTCCCTGCGTTTCTCACATTTCTCCATGTATGCCGCATTATCACGGTCCATCCTGTCCTGAATAAAACTGAATGCCATATCTGCCGCCGCATCCAGTTCCGGTATCTCTTCCCCTGCCGCATAACAGAGGATGGCAGTGAACAGCTTCCCCCGCTGCTCCATGTCCATCTTCTGGATATGCTTTAAATACTCTGTATACATGACGAAGCTGTTCTTTTCTGCCAAGTCATCACCCCACTTCCAGATCTTTAAGCAGGTCAACAATTGGCATCTTGGATTGTTCTTTTGTCAGCTCCGTTATCGTAACTTCAATTCTCGGGTTCTCCCTGTCTACCGACACATCATGGTAAAAATTAGGAATGCATTTACGGTTATCTTCCTGCAGCACCTGTGTCTTGGTTAAGCTGTCCTGAATAAATTTTGCCCCGCAGGATACAATATTGTCCCCGTCACGCCGCATATCTTTTTCGTAAAAATGATAATAGATCAAAACCGGATCTGTGATATGTATCCCACGCAGCTGATGCCGTATGCAGCCGATCACAAGAAGCTCATTGTCCCTCTTTGCTTTCCCACCCTTATGTGGGTTTGTCCGGTTGGCTGCAGTGTAATCATTCAGTCCATCCAGCCGCCCGGGGATTGTAAAACTATACTCCACACGGATCACCATCCATTCTGATCTGTGCATTACAGCCTGTGATCACATCCTGCAGATATGCCGGTCTTTCCTGCCCTTTTTTATCCAGATAAGTATTCTCTGTAAAAAATTCAACGTGGGAAATATTCCCCTCGTTAAACTGGGATGTGTATCTTCTGATATCTTTCATTAAATCGTTATGTGGTTTTCCCACCATCTCCGCAACCTCAACAGAGGTCAATGTTTTCTGTTCAATATTCACTGGCATATCCTTTCCCCGGCTCCGAAGAGCCGGTATGATTACAAATAGCTTTTTCCATATCTCTTCCGGAAGGCTTCCCTTGCATCCGCTTCGTTTACATCCGCATTTCCAGCGATATAATGCTTTTCCCATGCAAGCTGCCCGATGATGTGCATTAACACACTCATTTCCTTATTCCGGTGCACACTCATGTTTCCTTCATGGTGCTCATAGGATAACGGCACCCACAGGCCATCTTCATCCGACAGCCGCCGGTTTGCCGTCCCCTCAAAAATATGATGCCGGTGTACATTTGGTGTCCCGTCAATCATGTCATATCCGGCATATCTCATATCTATAACAATGGAATCTTTCATTTAAACCTCCCCGATCAATTCACTGGACCAGATAGGGGCTTTAAGAATTTTCGTGTATTTACAGTAATCACAGTGCTCACACCGGATTGGATCAACCTCTCTGTTTTTCAGAGCCACAATACCGGGCACATTCCTCTCCACTTCTGTGATCGCTTCATCCAGCAGGCTCTGCTCCACCGCGATCAGCTGTATATCTGGTACTTTTTCTTTCGACACGGCCGCGATAAAAAATGGCAGTTTCTTTCCGGTATTGATCTCCACCACTTTCTGGTACACCGCGCCCTGAATGTAATATCCCCATTCTGCAAGAAAATTGAGATGGCCGGTATCCGGATGATAGAATTCCTTGGTGATGCTCTGACAGGTTTTCAGATCCACAATGCATTTCCCCGGATGGTAACTGTCAATCTTGATTTTCCATTTCGCCCCAAACATATCCGCGGTCATAATGACCTGCTTTTCTCCGCTCATGTACTGCATAAACAATGGATCACGCTCACAACGGTTGATCATCTCATTTGCCTTGATGTACTTTGCCATAAGGCTTCCATCCTTTTTGAACATACACGGATGCTGTGCCTTGAACAGGTCCAGCGTACCTTCAAAGTGTGCATCCACATAGGAGCCGACCATCAGCGCGTCAGAATCTTCCATATTCTCTACCCATGTACCATCCAGTTTCGCAAGGGCATATTCCTCGCATCCTGTTTTCCCGTATGTACCCATGAAATCTTTATACTGGCTGACAGACAGATACTCTCTGTTTGCTTCCTGGCTGTAGTAATTCTCATTAGTCAATAACATTATCAAATACCCCCGATGCTTCTTTTGCTATTTGTGCCTGTCTGGAATCTGCGAATGGATCCGGCACATCTTTTTCAACAGGGAAATAATCTTCTGTCTTTGCCTGTCCGTTTTTCAAAGCTGTGTATACTCCCCATAAGTCGGTACACTCGTCAGCACCAAAATCTCCCATGTTCCGTCCTGCATATTTTTCGATCTGTTCTTTTGTAACTCCAAAATCTTTTTTAAACAGCTTTTCAATCTTGTTAATCTTCTCCTGACTCGGAAGTTCTCCATAGCTTTTTTTCTGTGTTTCTTTACATTCATTAACAGCCATGTCTACAACGTCTCCCGGAATAACTCCAAGTATACAGGCTCTCATTCTTCTTGCACCGAAGTTTGCGGTAGCCTCATAAATATCCCTGCTGTCAGTAAGCGCATACGATCCATTTCTTGTATCTCTTTTATGCTCAACACCGAAAATCTTTGTCACACGGGTATTTGTCTCTAAATCCCACGCATATGCCATCATTTCTGATTTTCCGTCTTTCTGCTCTAACTCGATAATTCCATAGTCGATGTTTCCCCAGTTCTGAGCTAATGACTCCGCCAGACGGACCGATGGTCCGCTGACGTTCTGTCCGCCTCTTGGATATGAATAAATTGCCTGTTCTGCTAACGTGGCTCTCTGACAACTCCTTCTTATCTTTTCTATTGCTTCATATTCATCTCTGGGAAACTTCTTAGCCATAAAGATGGCGCCCTGAACTTCCTGTGTCTGTCTGTTTACCATCATTTCTGTCTGTGATGTCTTAGGTGCAACTGCCGTCTGCTGCCCTACTGATACCATATTATCCATGCCATACCTCCTATAATGTAACTACCGTCATTGTGTCATCATCTGTTGTTCTGGTCGCAATAAACTGCAATCCTTTTTCTTTACATTTTGCGTACAGCTTTTCCCTCAAACCGGTGGAAAGCTTCTCTGCACCATCGATCAGAATAATCTGTAACCCGTTCGGCTTCTGGATTGACACATCAATGCACAGATCCAGCTTTTCGCCCTCGGAAAGATTGGATACCGGAAGTCCGTTGATCAGCGGAATGCCATTTTCAACTGTAAGTCCATCAATCGGAATACTGCAGTTCTGTAAAATTTCTCCCGGAAGAGTCCGCGCCTTTTCGATTTTGTTCGTAAGATCCGAAGATTCCGAAGAAAGATCTTCTACCTCTTTCTGCAAATCAATCATGCGCTCATACTCATTGATGTGTCCTTTCATCTTTTCCATGTACTCTGCATCCTTTACAAGACCGGACACATCTTTCTTTTCCCTGCCGATGTATGGAGCATACTCTGCTACTTCCGCATCATATTTTGTAACATCCGTCTTATATTTCTGTTCAATCAGTGCCAGCTTGTCCTGCTTCTTTGCTGCAAGACCTTCCTGCTCTGTCTGCAAAGCCTTAATCTGATTGTCCAGTTTCAAAATATCCTGCTCGATCTGATGGGAACGGTTGGAAAATTCCGTATCCAGTGCAGATTTTGCGATTTCCTTATCCGCTTCAAACGATCGGATCTTGCTGTCTCTTGCATCTTTCAGCATCTGCGCCTTTTCGATCATCCGGTTATCACTCCGGATCTGTTCAATCTCATGGTAAATATCCGATGTGGAAGCAGCTTTCCACTTCTCAACGTCATATCCTGCCGGAATTCCCTCTGCAATCTCTTCAATAAATGCTTTCTTATTGCGGATATCACGGTTAATATCCTGCCGGTGCATGAAATACTCACCCTTTTCGCTCTGGATGTCATCAAGAATCTGTAAAATGTTCTGGTCATACGATACCCAGCCAGGGATCTCCCCGAACCATTCCTTGATCTTATTGATATCCCAGTCATATTCGATCATGTCCAGAATTGTGGCATTCTGTTTCTTCTTATCCATTTCCATGAATTCAATCGGGTTAAGCTGCAGCGGCGTAAAAATGTCACGAAGAAACGCTTCCGGGCTTCCGATTTCTGCCCCGTTCTGCTTCACGCTTTTATAATCCGCCTGATTGGTTCTGGATTTCCGGTTAATCCGGAGTCCTGTGTCTGTCTCAATAAGGATCTCTCCCTCTGTCTCCCCCTTCCGGACAATATAATCCCTGTCAGATTTATTCGTCAGCGCATACCGGATGGCATCAATCACGGATGTTTTGCCAATACCATTTGTCCCGGACAGTTCCACGGAACTTCCACCCTGCTCATATTCCTTGATTCCGAAAAGATTCCTGATCTTAATACTTGTAATTCTCATTGTTTTCCTCTACTTTCATTTTCATCTGCCCATCATGACCACTTTCAAAAAGCGTCATGTAATTGCTATTTTTCTTTCTGGCCCGTTCAGCACAATCGCATGTTTCCCCAGGATCCAGATACGCACCACAGTGCTCACAAATTCGAAAATACATAATTTTACTTGCACATCCAATCTATTTCTTGTAAAATAAAAATACAGTATTATTTTTAATACTTACTTTTTCTTTTGTTTTTCCTAAATATAGAGAAACAAAACCCAAATTGGTGGAATCACTGTGCTTTGGACGGCTTCTGTGGTTCCATCTTTTTTATTTCCATCTCTAACAAATCCTTGAAATCCCCTTCATTTTTCTTATCCCTACGTGGGTACGTTGGATTAAGGATCTGCCTGTCCGGTTTTACGGGTCTTATTCCGCTGATGTGCATTTCCTCTCCTTTCAGCTTGCTTTCCGGAGCTTCTGTATGCGGTGCTCGGTTTCCCGGCGTTCTTTTTCAAGTCTCTCTGATGCATATGCTGCAAACGAAATCACTCCACCAGCAACCACCATACCTGCCGCAATAATCCATCCGATTCCTTCCGAGTCCATCGCAGTTGCACCAAACATCATAATTGCGACTCCTATTTCAAAAGCTCTTTGTTTCATGTTTTCTCCTTTATAGCTTGTCCGCACAGCCACCGCAGTGGCTACTCTACGCGCTTATAACCTGCGCCAAGCGCAAACTTGTCACACAACTCATCAATTTTGTTCTGAGGTATATCCTTGGGATCAATTTGTTTCCATTCACCGGTTTTAGAATCGATCACAAAGGTTCTATATGTAGCTTTCTTTGGATATCTTGCCATAAGCCCACCTCCTGTTAATAGGTTATTAACTGTGCCTGTACGCGGTTCTTAATTTTCTGAATCTTCCATTTGTGATATAATCTCCTTACAGGACGTTGCCGCGTCCGAGTATTATGAAAGGAAATTTTCATATGAATAATTTTATTGAACCAATTACCATTCGTAATTATGACTTGGCCGACTGGAAATACGAAAAAATTCTTGAGCAAATTCATAATTTTGAAGCATCCCTTGATGATGACCATGAAATTGCGCTCCGTTTAACTTCATTCGGGACATCAATCACCATGATTGTCACAAGTCTCGGTTATCAAAACCCTGATATCCTCTATTTTTATGGTTTAGTAAATGGAAAAAAGTCCCAATTAATTCAGCACGCCAGCCAACTCAATTTCTTACTCACATCTGTTGAACGTGAAGATAAAACTAAACCCGCAAGAAGAATAGGTTTTGCTAATCCCAATGATGCTTCGGACCAGCTTTAGAAAGCAATTTTTGTCTTTCTAGCCGGAAATCACAAATGGCATCTACTTTTTTCTGCTGGCTTTGAACTTGCTTTTCAAGGTCAGCGGTTCTTTCTTCAAGTGATTTCCATTTTTTCTTTGAAATCCACACGTTCTCACTCTCCTTTCTATCGTGCACGTTTTGTGCTCTTATTGGTCAAAAAAAATAAAGTTGACTGATCTTTTGTAATACTTTGCGAGCCTCATTTTAATATCATCACGAGGTATACGCTCTCCCTGCTCATACATTGCCAAAGCAGAAGTACTTATTCCACAAGCTTTCGCAACCGTATCTCTGCTTTTATCTCCTCTTAATTTGAGGAGACGTTCTGCAATCGCTTGTTTATTCAATCTCCCACCTCCTATATTTTTTGTGCACGTTTCGTGCTTAGTTTTAATATACACGTACTGTGCACATATGTCAAGCACAATTTGTGCATTTTTTTGTTTACTTTAATACACGATGCGTGTATAATATGCTTAAAGATATACGGAGGTATTAAGCATGGCTCAATTTGATAAGATATTAAAATTATTGAGAAACGAAAAAAATATGTCCCAGCAAGAACTCGCTGATGCCCTTGGAATATCCAAAAGTTCTATAAATATGTATGAGCGAGGCGAACGGCAACCAAATTTTGAAGTGTTAGAAACAATTGCCGATTTCTTCAATGTAGATATTGATTATTTGTTAGGACGAACAAACAAAACAACCAAAATAATAAATCCAAACACCATTGCTGCACATTTTGACGGTGATGAATACACACCAGAGGAACTCGATGAAATCAAAGCATTTGCAGAATTTGTCAAGTCCAAAAGAAAATAGTCCTTTTTATTGGACAATACATAGTTTAGAATGCGGTGGAGGTGATTATAATGAATAAATTTGAAAAATTATGCCAGACCGCTTCTGATATAGATGTTGACATTGTAGACTATCCATTCACCAGCGATCGTTTCAAAGGTTTGTATTGTGATGGAACCATCGCACTCAATCAAGATATATGTGCCGATTCAGAAAAAGCTTGTATCCTGGCCGAAGAACTCGGACACCATTTCACTACTGTAGGGAATATTACAGATCAGAAGGAAACCGAAAACCGAAAGCAGGAACGACGAGCACGGGTCTGGGCATACAATGAAATGATTTCCCTATCGGATTTAGTGGATTCATATAAAGATGGATGCCGAAGCAGATATGAAATTGCAGAACATCTGGGAGTAACAGAAGAATTTTTGCAAGAATGCTTGGAATATTTTCGTGAAAAATATGGTTTATATACTAAACAGAACAACTATTTGATATATTTTGAGCCACTTGGTGTGCTTGAATTATATAAATAAATTTATAGGAGGATTTACTGTTATGAAAATGCAAACGTCAGTATCACAACCACCAGTCACTCAAAAAAGAGGACACGGATGCCTAACTGTTGTATTAGTTTTGATTGCAATGGTAGCAATTATTGGAGTAGCGATAAACAAAATAGATGTACAAACTTCATCTACTACATCTGGAAAATACATTGCAGAACTAAATGAAAGTCAAGCAAAATCGGTAGATGAAATTTTAGTTCAGTGTGAAGTTGATCCTATACTTAAAATTACACACGATGAATTATTGGATAATGCTCATAAAAAAGGCGAAACAGGTTATCGAATCACCACCAAATACGCAGATAATGTGATTTTGTACTTAAATAAAAATAAAACCGTTAACCTTATCAAATACGCTGACCATAAATTATATGCCAAAGGCAAAGTAAAAGCCAGCTTACAAAATTATATAATTGATATGGATGAAGTAAATAAGTTGATGATCCAATGTGAAGATGCTGTAAAAAGCATACTAAAATCTCCGTCAACTGCTAAATTCCCAAATTACACAGAATGGGGATTCACTCAAAAAAAGAAAGAGGTATATTTAGTTTCCGGCTACGTTGATGCCCAAAATAGTTTTGGCGCTGAGAATCGTTCTAACTTTTCATTCAAAATCAAAAAAGGTACCATTGTTTCTTTCGTATTTGATGGTCAAGAAATGATAAAATAGATAAACAATCAAACTAAACCTCTTTGGTGCTACCAACACTAGAGCGGCCACCTTGACAATATAATACACTTTTGTCAAACTAAATACCGCCCTGCTCTTTCAATCAAGGCGGTGAAAGGAGTTAAAATGGAAATAGACGAATATATAAAATCCAGAGTAGATGATCAAATCAATTGGTATGACCAAAAATCTGCATCATGTCAAAGAAAATACAAATTGACACAAACCATAGAAATTGTTTTAGCAGCATTAATTCCTTTACTTTCTGCCTACTCAAAAGATTGCGTTCTTATGGCACTCGTAGTTGGCGCATTGGGCGCCGCAATTGCCATTATAGAATCCTTGACAAAATTATACAAGTGGCATGAAAACTGGATTGAATATCGAACCACATGTGAATTACTTAGGTATCAGAAACATTTATTTGTAACAAAGTCTTCTCCATATAACACAGAGCCTGAAAGCATTGAGAATTTATTTGTTCGTAACATAGAAAACATCATATCTTCTGAAAACAATAAATGGAAAGTTGTAAATGCTAATGAAAAGAAAATAGAAAACGCTAATTAACTAGCTCATATGTTTTCTCAAATATATCAGGCTTGCAAGGATATTTTTCCCCGTGAACACCGGTAATAATCCAATCTCCGGGAGAGGCAACCATTCTCCCCTCCAATGTATCAATGGTTATTTCTACATCTGTTTGATATGCTTCAACAACAATAGGTTTCTTTTGAAATTTAAGTGTTTTAGATTTCATAATGACCTCCTAAAAAACGAAAGGAATGATAACAAATGAGTACCTACTATATTTTTATCAGCCACGCTTGGAAATATTCTGAGCATTACAACAAAATCGTTCAGTGGTTAAATGAAGCCCAAGACGAAGGAAAACTTACCTGGAAAAACTACTCTGTTCCCTCGCATGATCCATTGATTGATCCTAATACAACCGTTGGAAAAAATAAGTTAAAATCAGAATTAAAGGAGCAAATTAGTCCAGCTTCTAAAGTCATTATACTTGCAGGCATGTATGCTGCTTATAGTGACTGGATTGACTTTGAAATAGACACTGCTGTCGATTATAACAAATATATTATTGGAGTTAAACCCTGGGGACAGGAACGAGTTCCTACAAAAGTTTCCAATAATGCAAATATAATGGTCGGTTGGAATAAAGACTCAGTAATTAACGCTGTTCTAAACTCTTAACCTTATTATAACAGGTGTAGATTAACATAACAATAAAAACCGCCCCTGCGAATCGGACACTAGTCAACAGCAGGGGCGGATGCGTGCTCCGAAGATACACGCCCTAGACAAGCACATTGTATCATTCTCGGAGCAGCTACGCAAGCGGAACATCTGTTTGATGTGAGCTGTTATTTTTGTACCCAAAAACCAATACAATATAGAGAAAGAGGTGCATATGCTATGAAAGAAAAAGTCTCTGAACGCAAAACCGGCGCGATCTACATCCGTGTATCCACCGACAAGCAGGAAGAACTTTCCCCGGATGCGCAGCTTCGTCTGCTGATGGATTATGCGAAAACCAACCACACCGATATCCCTATGGAATATATTTTCCAAGACAACGGGATCTCCGGCCGGAAAGCAAACAAACGCCCGGCGTTCCAACAGATGATTGCACTGGCGAAGTCCAAAGAGCATCCGATCGATACGATCATCGTGTGGAAATTTTCCCGTTTTGCCCGGAATCAGGAGGAATCCATTGTGTACAAATCTCTCTTGAAAAAGAACAACGTCGATGTGGTGAGCGTGTCCGAGCCGCTTATCGACGGTCCGTTTGGCTCCCTGATCGAGCGGATCATCGAGTGGATGGACGAATACTACTCGATCCGCCTGTCCGGGGAAGTGATGCGCGGCATGACACAAAATGCGCTGCGTGGACATTATCAAGGGGATGCCCCGATCGGCTACCAGTCCCCGGGCAATAAAAAACCTCCGGAAAAAGATCCGAAAACCGTACAGATCCCGATCATGATGAAAGATCTACTGCTCTCCGGTTCTTCCCTGCTGCAGATTGCACGAAAACTCAACGAACAGGGCTATCGCACGAAACATGGAAACCTCTGGGATGCCCGCGGCGTGCGCTATGTACTAGAAAATCCGTTTTATGCCGGTATCTCCAGGTGGAACTATACGGATCGGGGGCGACAACTAAAACCGGCAGATGAAGTTATATACACCAAAGGCAACTGGGAACCTTTGTGGGATAAAGCCACACTGGAAGAAATCAAAAAACACCTTGCCATGAATATGCGAAAAGCAAAGTCCAGAGATGTATCCACCGCCAAACACTGGCTGAGTGGCCTGCTGATCTGCTCCTCCTGCGGTGGCACGCTGGCATATTCCGGTACAAAAAACAGCAGAGGTTTCCAATGCTGGAAATACACGAAGGGATTTTGCAACGAATCGCACTACATAGGCATCCGCCCCATTGAAAAAATGGTGATTGAATATCTGGAAAGCATCCTGCACTCTCCTACAATCGTTTATACGGTAATCTCCTCTGCCTCCGCTGATGCAGACTCCAAACTCGCGGATCTTGAAAAGCAGTTACAAAAAGTGGAAAATAAAGAAAAGCGGATCAAAGCCGCCTATTTGAATGAGATTGACTCATTAGAGGAATACAAAGCGAACAAAGCCGCGCTCTTAAAAGAACGTGCAGCCATTGAAAAAAATATCAAACTGCTGACGATTTCAAACACCGACATGTCTAAAGAAGAAATGGACAAAAAAATGAAGCAGAACATTTCTGCTCTGCTTACAGTCTTACAGGATGATTCCGCAGATTACGTCCAGAAAGGAAACATGATGCGGAATGTCGTTGACCATATCGTGTTTGACCGCGGAAACACAAGTCTCGATATGTTCCTAAAGCTTGTAATTTAGCGGGTTTCAAGGCATTATAGGGTATTACAATACGGTGGTCCCGATGGCGAAATGGGAGCTTCCATGCGCTATCTGGCCCAGCGGTTTTCTTTTGCAAATCCGCGGATTGCCGGTGTACTTACCGACATCGGAACCGAGGAACTTGCTCACCTCGAAATGATTGGTGCGATTGTCCGCCAGCTGACACGCGGACTTTCCGCCAAAGAACTGGAAGCTTCCGGATTTGCACCATATTATATTGATCACACCGCAGGTGTCTGGCCGCAGGCTGCGGGTGGAGTTCCATTTTCCGCTACCGAATTTCAGTCAAGTGGTGATGCCATTGCTGATCTGGTGGAAGATATGGCAGCAGAACAAAAAGCAAGAAAAACGTATGACAATATACTGCGTCTGGCAAAAGATCAGGAAGTTGCTGATCCAATCCGCTTTTTGCGCGAGCGTGAAATTGTGCATTTCCAGCGTTTTGGCGAGGCTCTTCGTCTGCTGCAGGAAGAACTGGACAGCAAAAACTACTATGCTTTCAATCCCAATTTTGACTGTATGCAAAACACTACACGATAAGACAGGAGATAGCCGCCCCTTTCACACCGGGCGGCTATCTCAAAAGAAAACGCTATAAATCACTATTATTTTTACTTAAATACCGGATTCATCGCTTCAATCTTGCGGATGATCTGCTCCAGCTGATAAGCATTGTTTCCGAGCTTGCTCATATTTTTGAGAGCCTCACCCTTCATCTCATGGATACTTCCCACACTGTACTCCATACGTGCCCGCAGTTTCTGCCGCCTTGTCAGCAGTTCATGCTTCAGCTCTACCATCTCCCGGCTGTCGACCAACGCATTTGCATGTGTCAGCCATACACGGGTATCATACATCCGCAGCCGTGTCAGATACTGCAGAAGATTTTGCGTATAATAATCCAGATCATCACTGGTTTTACGGAATGTTTCCTTTTCCCGCGCTTCCTCCTGATACTGTCCATATAAAAATTCCAGTTCTTTCGCATTGCGGACATGATATTTTTCACAGATGAAATCCACCGCGTTTTTCGTATTGACATAGCGGATCTTTACCCGGTTCTCCAAAGTAATCGCCTGATTGCGGTTGACATCCGCCTGACGGATCTCTCTTGTGGAATCCTGATAACGGATCAAAATAAACGCGCCCGCTCCAACAGCTGCAAATCCCATAATGGTGAAAACTAGCTGCAGATCCCTGTTCAGATACCAGGAAAGTATTCCCACAAAAGCAAACAACGTAATAAATACAGCTAACAGATAGCATGCTGCGGTACGGGTTACTTTCTGTACCTTTGCGGAATCTGACCGCTGCATGGACCATTCCAGTTTTTTTCCTTCCAGATATGCCATATTTCTCTTGATGGCATCCAGATCTGCCTCATTGGCTTTCAGCCGGCGGATCACTCCCGGAAGATTCTCTTCTTCCTCCTGCATCTGCGCAAACTGCGTATCTGTCAGCCGGCGTTTGGTTTTCAGGAAATCGGTTCTTTGCTTTTCCAGCTTTGCAACCTGTGTGGCGCACTCAAGAATCGGTTTACGCTCTGCGTCCGTCAGGTCTTCGAGAATCTGAATATCTGTCAGATAATTTGTCACCAGCTGATATTCCGATTTACTGTCTTCAATATCCTTAGACGCCTGAATCATCTGCTTACACAAATCCACTACATATTTCTTTGCCTGCGCCGCGTCCGACAGATTCAATTCTTTTACAATGTTTTTTGTCTCAAGTTTTGCATACTCGCTCTGATCATATTGTGAGAAACTTCCTGTCTCACTTTCTTTATTCTTTTTTCTATGAAATAAATTTGAAAAAATCATATGTTATACCTTGCAGCTCCTTCGATAATCTTTCTTCCACTGAACAATCACATCCATTGCTTCTTTCCTTGCCTTCACCTTTTGGGCACCCCCGGTCCGCTGCGCTAATTCTTCCAGATGGGATTCAAACTGTTCGAGTTTTTCGCTCTTACATGCGATGGAAATTTCATTTCTGATTTCCTGCTGCTTTCTCTCCTCCACCTGATATCTTTTTGCAATTTCCGCAAACGCTTCCTCATCATGCCGGCAGCGGCAGCACATCAGACACTCCCGGAGAGATTCCTTTTGTTTATTCAATGCATATGCCTTCTCAAAGCAGCGCCCCGCCTCTTCAAACAAAAAGAGACGTGCATACGCCGTTCCGAGGTTATGCCAGATATTTCCCCGCAGAACCTCACTGGTTTCTTTCGTATCTGCTTCATCCAGCAGATGTTTATACCGGTAAATAGCTGCCAGATATTTTTCCTTCTCCATCAGCTGGTCTGCCCGGATCTTGTCACGCTCAAAATCCGACTTCTGTTCCATTTGCCGGACCGCAAAAACGATCTCCTGCATTTCTTTCATGGTGCAGTATGCCGTATCCTGCAATATGGCAAAAACAAAATCGGACATTTTTCCTTCTGTGCGAATATTCTCCCTGAGTTTTTGTGCGAGTTCGACACGATGCATCTGTTTTTCCACCCATGTACATAAACTCTCGCACATGAAGGAATGATCTAAAAGATACACATTTCCGGAAATATAATAGCTGAGTTCTTCCATGGAATATATGTTTATCCCGGTTTCCTCTATATAATAGGGCAGAGCCGCAATTGTTTCATGACAAAGTAATAATTCACCCAT